GCCAACCCGCGGGTTGGCTACGGCCGGAACCTGGAGGATCTGCTCCTGGAGGCGGCGGCGGCCAAGGAGAAGGGCGGCGAGGCCCTGACCACGTTCAAGACGGAGAAGATGTGCATCCGGGTGAAGGTGCTCAACCCGGCCATCGACCCCGGGGCGTGGCTACGGTGCCGGCTGGTGGGCACCCTGGACGCCGCCAAGGGCCGGCATGCGGCGTGCCTCGACGTGTCCCCGGATGGCCAGCACGTGACCCTTGCCGTGGCCGGCGTGCTCCCGGGCGGCAAGGTCCGGGTGGAGGTGGCCGGGGCGTGGGACTCCCGGGGCGCGGCCCGCCGGGAACTGCCCGCGCTGGTCCGGGCCATCCGTCCTAGAGTCCTAGGATGGTTCCCCGCCGGCCCGGCGGCGGCCCTGGCCGCGGACCTGACCAAGGTGGAGACCGCCGGGGCCTGGCCGCCGCGGGGGACCGCGGTGGAGGCCGTGCGGGGGGACACCTCGGCCGCCTGCATGGGCCTGGAGGCGCTGGTCCGTGACGGGCACCTCGTCCACTCCGGGGACCCGCTCCTGGACGCCCACGTGGGCGAGGCGGAGCGGCAGAAGCGCGGGGATGCGTGGGTGTTCGTCCGGGCCGGGGACGGGCACGTGGATGCGGCTTACGCCGCCGCCGGGGCCGTCCACCTCGCGCGGACGCTCCCGCCGCCGGTCGGCAAGCCCCGGCTTGTGGTGGCCAAGCCGCAGGACTAGACAGAGTTACTAACTTCTTGGTAAGATACGGGTATGAGCGAGACGGTGAAGATTCGGGTCGAGATTGAGATCTCCATTGCCGGGGACGTGGACACCGGCGTTTCGCTGGACGAGTGGAACGCCATGAGCGACGAAGAGCGCTCAGCGCTCGTGGGCCAGATCTGGCTTGACGAGGCCGGCGGCCACGATAACGGCGGGGTGTGGACCCTGACCGAGGGTGCCACCGGCGTCTAGCTAGACCCATTCATGTAGATTTGTCCCGCGGCCCCGCCACCTCGTCCTGGCGGGGCCGTCCACGTATGCACATATGCGTACGTGGGCATGTACACTGCGCGCCATGGGGATCAAGCGATGGGCCGCCCGGGTCATGGGCTTCACAGCCGACCCGCCGCCGCGCCCCATCGCCGAGGTGCTGTTGGAGATGGCCGGGCGCGGTGTGTTGCCCCGGGCCGGACGCCCCGAAGCGCTCTCCGTTTCGGCCGTGCTCCGCGGGCGCAACCTCATCTGCGGGCCGGCCACCCTGCCGCTGATCCAGAAGGACCCGGACCGCCGGGTGGCCCGGCTGTCCCTGCTGGAGCAGATCGACCCGAACGTGCCCAACGTGGTGACGCTGGCGCAGACCCTGGAAGATCTCCTGTTCGACGGCATCTCCTGGTGGCGGGTCACCGCCAAAGGCGCGGACGGGTATCCCACCTCGGCCGAGCACCTGGACGTGTCACAGGTGAGCCTCCAGCCCCCGGCGGGTCGCATGGCCCCGCTGCCGTCCGGGTGGGACCCGCGGGACGCCGTGGTGTACGTGGATGGCGAGCCCTGGCCCAGTTCGTGGATCATCCGGTTTGACTCGCCGAACCCGGGCCTGCTCACGGCCGGGGGCCGGCTGATCCGCCGGGCCGTGCTGCTGGACCAGACCAGCGCCTTGTATGCGGACAACCCGCGGCCCCTGGACTACTTCACGCCTACGGAGGGCGCGGACCCGGCGTCTGATGACGAGGTGGCCGCCCTGCTGGCCGAGTGGGAGCGTCAGCGCAAACAGCGCGCCACCGCCTACGTTCCGGCGGCCCTGACGTACAACTCCGTGGACACGCCCACGCCGGCTGACCTGCAACTGGTGGCGCTGCTGCGTGAGGTGAAGCTGGATCTCGCCAACGCCATCGGGCTGGACCCGGAAGATCTCGGCGTGTCTACCACCTCCCGGACCTACCAGAACGGGGTGGACCGGAGACAGGACAAGATCAACGACACCCTGAGCCCGTACATGAAGGCCATCACGGACCGCCTGTCCATGGGGGACGTGACCAAGCGCGGCTATGTGGTGGCGTTCGACCTTGACGACTACCTCCGCGCCGACCCGCTCACCCGTGCGCAGGTGTACGAGAAGGCGCTGGCGGGTGGGTGGATGGACGCAGACGAGGTGCGCGCCGAGGAGGGCCGCCCGGATCTCACGCCGGCTCAGCGCGCGCAGCAGCAAGCCCCAGCGCCTGTCCCGTCCAATGTGGTGCCCATCCGGCGTGCGGCCATGGCCGCCGACGCGGACGCGGTGACGTTCGCCCCGGACCTGGTGCCGCTGGCCAATGTGGACACCGAGCGCCGGATCATCGAGGGCATCGTGCTCCCGTACGGCGTGAACAAGGTGGCCTGGAAGAACGGCCAGCGCTGGCGCTTCCAGATGGGGTCCCTCGTCCCGCCGGCTGAACTGCGCCGGAACAAGGCCCTGCGCGACCACGACCAGTCGCAGCCCTTGGGCAAGTTGGTCCACTACCAGGACACGCCGGACGGCATGTTCGCCCGGTACAAGATCGCTGAGGGGCCGGACGGGGACCGCGCGCTGGCCGAGGCCGTGGACGGTATCCGGGACGGCTGGTCCGTTGGCGTAGAGATCAACGCGGCCGAACCCGACCCGCAAAATCAGGGCGTGCTCCTGGTGGCGGTGGGTGGTGCCGCCTGGCGGGAGTCGAGCCTCCTGGCCATTCCCGCGTTTGACGATGCCCGCGTGACCAGGGTGGCCGCGCACGCAGATCAAGGAGAGATGATGACCGCACCGGTCAAGGAGCCCGCGCCGGACAGCGGCGCGCCTCCGCAGAACAACCCGCCGGAGCAGAAGCCCGCGGCGGCGGTCCAGCTCAACAACGACCAGCTCCAGGGCCTGCTCCAGGTCCCCGGCGTGCTCCAGGCCCTGGCCGGCGTGCCCGCCGGGCGGGCCGAGGTCAAGCCGGACGGCGTGCAGTTCGGGCTGTACCCGGAGCAGATCAGCGCGCTGCTGAAGGTCCCCGGCGCGATGGGTCTGCTGCTCGGTGCGGGTGCGCCCACGCCGCCGGAGCAGCCGGAGCGCGTGGACCCGACCCGCCGGCCCGCCGGCCCGGCCCGCGTGGTGGAGCCGGAGCCCTACACGTTCGACGCCAAGGGCAACCTTCGGCCCGGCAAGTTCGACTTTTCCACGGACGTGATCTCCGGCTTCCAGGGGGACGCGGAGGCGCTGGAGCGGGCCACGAACTGGATGCACAAGCAGTTCGCGGACGCGGACCGCCGCCGGGTGGAGTTCGCCACCGCGATGACGGACGTGGCGTCCCTCAACCCGAACAAGCAGCGCCCGGACATGTACGTGGACCAGCAGGAGTTCGAGTACCCGATCTGGAACGCCATTAACAAGGGCACTATCGCGGACGCCACGCCGTTCGTGCTCCCGAAGTTCTCCACCTCGTCCGGCCTGGTGGCCGCCAACGTGGAGAACACGGAGCCCACGCCGGGCGTGTTCACCGCCACCTCGCAGACCATCACGCCGGCCGCGATCTCCGGCAAGGTGGAGATCTCGCGCGAGGCATGGGACCAGGGTGGCAACCCGCAGTTGTCCGGCCTGATCTGGCGCCAGATGGTGCGGGCGTGGTTCGAGGCGCTGGAGGCAGCGGCGGTGGCCATGCTGGAGGCGGCGGCCCCGACCACCATCACCATCACCACGGCGGCGGCGGACAGCGCGCTGGAGGCGTCCCTGACCTCGCAGTTGGCCCCGCTCCAGTACGTCCGCGGTGGTTTCCGGATGCGGGACGCGTTCGCGCAGGTGGACCTGTACAAGGCCCTCATCGCGGCCAAGGACTCGTCCGGCCGGAAGCTGTTCCCGGTGCTCGGCGCGCAGAACGCCACCGGCACCACGCAGGACTTCTTCTCGGCGCTGCTGGTGGCCGGCCTGGTGTTCCGGCCGGCGTGGGCGCTGGCGGCCACGTCCGCGAACTCGTCCAACTCGTACCTGTTCGACCGGGGGGACGTGTCCGGCTGGGCCACCGCCCCGCAGCGGCTGACGTTCGAAAACATCTCGGTGGCCAAGATCCACATGGGGATCTGGGGCTACCGCGCCATGGCCATCACGGACATCACCGGTGTCCGCCGCCTGGCCTACGACCCGGTGTAATCGGCGGCCCCCTGGTAGCCGCGCGTAGGGGGGCTCAAAATCCGCTCGGGGCGATAGGCGCGCTACGAAAGCCCCCGGCGGTGCCGGACGCAGACATGCAGAGGGAGACATGACCATGGTCAGCAAGAGCGACACCAAGGCGCTCAACGGCGGGGACGTGCCGGAGAACGCCGGCCCCGCATCGGTGGCGGACCCGTCCGTGGACGCGTCCGCGCCGATGGACACGAAGGTGGTGGATCACCCGTCCCCGCCGGAG